CTTTTTCATGGTTTTTTTTTGTTTGTGTGTTTCGACTTATCGCCGTCTCATCAGGGACATAGTGGCGAGCTATGTCCGACACACGGCCCCTTAGAGGGGCCATCGCCTTTCGCAGCGGTTGAGTGGCTTAAAGCCAATGCGGGATATTTCAGATCGTCCTAATGTCCAAGGACGGGAGCCGGGTTTTTCAGGTGATACCCCCTGTCTGAAAGACAGGGCACAGCGCACCAAACCCCTTTGCTCGCACACTCGCCTGCTCGTTTTCCCCGTCTCGGCTCGTGTCTCGTTCGTCGGCTTTACGCTTGTCTTTCACGGCGTGTGGTTTCCCGAAGGCGGGCACTACACCGCTGCACCTAGAACACTCTGGCGGACTTTGGCCGACCGGGTCGCACCCCGTCTGTTTAACCGGCACTTCGCCGGAACCAGCACCGCAAATTGTGAGGACATTGTGACGGATTGTCTTGCAGTTGTCAACAGTTTCGTGCCGTGAAGTGCTGTTTACTACGTAATTTTTTCGTTTTTTGGCTGTCGTCGCGCACGGATGCCGCTAGTGTGTTTGTGTGTCTGACACGCTTCCCGCACCTTCCGCATCGCTTGTCCGTCGTCGTGCTGTGAAGGACTTTCGTCCTAGCGTCCGCATGACCAAGGCCGCGATGCGTGAGGCTGGCTGTGCGCCCGGGCGACCGCTGGCAGTCATGACTCAGGAGCAGCGCACGGAGTTGGTGAGCGCGTTCGAGCGCGGTGCCGATGTCCTGACAGCGTGTGATTCAGCAGGAGTTGGCTATCAGGTATTTGGCCGAATAATGCAGGATGAACCGGCGTTTCGAGACTCCATAAAAAAGGCTCAGGCTGTTCACATCCAAGCCGCACTTGCGCGGTTGCGCGAACTCCCTGCGGGACGCTGGCAGGCGGCAGCGTGGGAGCTTGAGCGCATTTACCCTGACCGATTCGGTCAGGGCACTCGTCCTGACTTGTCAGGACCCGTAGTGAAAGTCGAAGTTACGGCGACAGTTTGCGCCCAAATGAATGAATCTTGGAACCGCTTTGCTTCGCAAATCATTGAAGTTAAGCAGGTTGCGGATTCGGCAACTCACAATTCCAGTTATGTACAATCGAAGATTGTAAACAACGGAAGTCCAACACCTTCAATCACTTCGGAAGAATCTGTTGCCAAAGTTCCTCAAGGAACTTCCGTGCCGATTCAGCGTGTTGCGTAATGCCTGTTACGCGCAAAACCACCGAAGGTGGTCAACAGCCCCGCGAGCGGCGTTCAAGGCCCGCCGCGACGCTGTCAGAGACAGCGTTCCACCCGACCCGGGGGGCGGGGGGACAGCCCGGGGCCATACCTCGACAGGGGTGGCTTAAAATGGGTGAAAACAAAAAGGCTCCCCCGCTACTTGGGACTCCGGTTTGGTTTGCGCGGGAAATGCTTCGCCTTAAACCCTACACTTGGCAGGAGAACGTAATGTGGGATGTGGCGCTTGGTCGCAAGCCCGTGGCCTTAGTAGCGGCCAACGGCTCAGGCAAGACGCAGAACGTGGCCGCGCCGCTCCTCCTTTGGCATTGCGCGACGTTTCCGCACTCGCAGGTAGTCACCACAGCGGGTGTGTTTCGTCAGGTCAAGGAACAGCTTTGGAGCGCATTGCGCGAGCACCAGCCCCGGCTGGGCAACGGCTGGGAAATCAACCAGTGTGACTTGCACGCCCCCAACGGTCCTCCCGCTGTGGGCTTCTCCACGGACGACGCAGGCAAGTTTGAGGGCTGGCACAACACAAATCTCTTAATGATTGTGGACGAAGCAAAGTCCGTCCCAGATGTTATTTTTCAAGCCATCGAACGCTGCCAGCCTACGCGCCTCTTGTTGATGTCCAGCGCAGGCTCGGCGGAAGGGGAGTTTGCTTCCGCGTTTAGCACTCGACGCGCGTTTTACTCTGCTCACCGGGTCACTTCGATGGACTGCCCCCACCTGTCTGACAAGTGGGTGGCGGGTCAAATCGAAAAGTGGGGCCGGGACCATCCGCTCGTCCGGTCTATGATTTTCTCGGAATTTAACGAGGTGTCTGGTTCTGAGATGGTACTAAGTCGGGTAACGCTGGCCGACTGTTTAGACCGACCACCCGCGTATGTGCCCGGCCCCCGGCTGGCATTTATTGATTGGGCCGCTGGCCGGGACGAGAATGTCGTTGCGATTGTCTCCGGCAACCGGCTGGAACGGCTTATTTGCTGGCGAGACAAAGATACGATGGCCGCAGCGGGTCGCGCGATTAGCGAATTGCGCCGTTGGGAAGTTCCTAACGGCAATGTGTTTGCGGACGACGGGGGGCTGGGGCACCCTATTAACGACGCCTTGGTGGCTGCTGGTGTTCCAGTGCGGCGGCTGCTAAATGGCCAGACTGCTTTTTCAACTGAGCACTACGCCAACCTTGGCGCGGAGTTGTGGTTTTCGGCTGCCCGCCGCATTGAGCGGCGTGAGGTTATCCTGCTGGACGACGAGACACTGCTGGAACAGATGACGTGCCGGAAGCGTGTTACTACGTTGCAGGGCAAGGCGGCTTTGGAAAAGAAAGAAGACATGAGGGCGCGGGGGTTGTCCTCCCCCGACCGGGCAGATGCCGTCCTTGCCGCATTGGCGATTGCGGGGATGTTAGGTGGTGGATACGATTTGGAGGGTATGTCCGACACTCAGTCTGAAACACGGACCTTGTCCACTGCTGATGCTAATGAACAGCAAGCGCGTTCTGAGTTGGGTTGGTATGCAGGTTAATTATGTGTTTTCAATTTCTTGATGTAAAGCAACACGCAGTAGAGTCGTTTCAAAATAGTAGTTTGAAGCGTCGCAAGCGACGACCAGTAATTTACGTTCGTGGTGCCGCGCAAAGAATCCGGTTTATTCAAGAACCTTTTATTTGGCTTACACTTTTACTGGTGTTGACGACGGGTTGTTCTACGCCGTCTGTTAAAGTTGAGCGTTCTTGGTGGAAGCCGTGGACGTGGCGAGCAGACAGCACCAAAGACGCAAAAAGCGCCGCTGAAGCAAAAGCCAAAGCTGCCGAAGCTATAACCGCAAACAATGAGCAGCTTATCCAAGCTGCCGCTGCAAAAGTAGCGGCAACCGGAGTTGCGCTAGACGCGCGGACAAACCGGGAACCGGCCACAGACCTTGCGGCAAAGTTTAACCAGCAAGCGTCCGTTCTTCTCCCGACACTAACGGTTGCCGAATTAAACGAGCTTCGCAGTATTGTGGGCGGTTTGCTTTCTACTAACGCAGCCGAGCGTGCCGCAGCCAACGACCGCCTAAGTGTCAAAGAAAAGGAATTGGCTGAACTGCAACGGTCCACCGGAGAACTCAAGGCCAAGTTGGACAACGCGGAAAAGTCTCATGCGGCGGCTACGGCCAAGCTGCAAGAAGAATACGCTGGCGAGCGGAAGGTCGCCGACCAGTGGCGACAGTATCAGGCAAAAACGTGGTTGACGCGGCTGGGGGATTTGCTCGGCACGGGTGGGATGATTGCCCTCGCGGTGATGGTCCCCACGGCGGCTCCATTAGCGGGGCGGTTGTTTGGCTTCATGTCCAAGGTAATGCCGTCAACTTCTGTCCTGACCGGCGTGGTCAGCAAGAGCGGCTTCGACAACGTGGTGGCCGGAGTGGAGCGCGTCACGGCGGCAGTCAAACAAAAAGACCCGGCGCTTGCAGACGAAGCTCTAAATTTGTTGCGGCAAGAGCAATCACCCGAGGACGAGCTGCTTGTAAATGCTTGCCGCGAAGCAGTAATCGCTAGGCGCAAATCAGTTCGCCAATCCCGCACTACCAGCCATGCAAGACGTTGATTATTACGCTGCGGATAAACCGCGCAAAGACACGACCCCTCCTGTTTCTCTTTTGCCGCACCCATTAGTCAACGAGTTTGACGAGCGGGTGCGCGACGCATTAAGCGCCCGCACCGCTTGGGAAGCCAAGCAGATTGACTTTTTCCGATTGCGCCACGAAGGGCTGCGCCGACTCAACAAGCCGTTCCCTATGGCGGCAGACATGAATTGGCCGCTGTCTGACATGATGGTGGAAAAAATTAAGCCGTACTATGTCCAGCAAGTGTTCGCCAACGAGCTGCTGGCAAACTTCTATGCCCTTCGTCGGGAGTTGTCTCCGTTTAACGGACTGGCGGCGCAATGGTTTGATTTCCGTCTCCGGCAGCGAACTAACTTTGAGAACGAAATTATTTCTGTCACGGATTATATGCTCGTGACGGGGAAAGGTTTACTGAAAGTTCGTTGGGACGACCGCACAAAGCAGGTGCGTTTTGACTCCGTAGACCCGATGATGTTTATAGTGCCCGCGCACACGACTACGCTGGCCGAAGCCGACTGGTGTGTGCAGGTGCATCAAGTAAGTGAGGCTACTTACCGGCGCAACGAAAATTGGAAACAAGACGATGCGTTTGTCAAGCGACTTGTCACTAACGCCCCGGCAGTAAACTCAGCCAAAGAATCTGCCAAGTTTGCCCGAGAAGGCATAACGCACACCGCTCGCGCAGAAAGCATTATTCTATGGGAAGTTTACCGACGGACGGACAACTGCAAATGGGAAACCTTTGTGATGGCCCCGCTTGTGTCTGACGAGTTAGTCCGCGACCCGATGGAACTGCCGTTTGACCACAACGAACTTCCGTTTGTAGAGTTTAATTGCGAAATCAAAGACAAGGGGTATTACGCCAGCCGGGGCATTCCCGAGCGCATAGCCCCGTTGCAAGTGTCTATGTCCCGGCTGTGGAATGAAAAGTTGGACGCACTTGCTTATTTTGGCAAACCCTTGTTTGTCAGTGACAGCCCGCTGGGCAACACTGGCAACGTGCGGCTTGTGCCCGGCCATGTTCTTCCTTTTGGTATTCGTAGAGTGGAAATGGGCCAGCCGCCTGTGCAGTGGGACGGTGAGCTGGTGGGCCATCGCATCACCGCCGAGCAGCTTATTGGTGTCCCTGACGCTGGCCTGACCAGCCAGATGAACAACAACGAGCGGCGCACGGCCAGCGAAGTCAACCTTATTGGCAGCTTGATGTCTCAAGTTGTGGACCTTCGTAGCCGCGTGTTTCGCCGCAGTCTTGCCGAAGCCTTTGCCCAAGCGTGGAGCCTGTATGTCCAGTATGACAAAGCGGCCTTGGATTATTTCTATCGCAACGAATTGCTGGCCTTGCCCCCGGCGGCGTTATCGGATGACTACCGCATTGAGCCGTTGGCGAGCGCGGACAACTTCAACAAGCAGTTTGTTCACCAGAAAAAGGTGACGCGCTTCCAGATGTTGCAGAACAACCCCTTTGTCAATCAGGGCGAGTTGGTGCGGGACCTTATTGCGGCTGATGACCCGCAGGATGTAAAGCGCCTGTTTATGGATTCAGACGCGCAATCAACAGACCAGTTGGAGGACCAAGCCGGGGAGATTGGTCGGATGCTCATTGGCTTCCCGGCGCAGGTAAAGCCGGTGGATAACGACGCGGTCCACCTCACAGTGCTTCGGCAGTTCGTGGAACGCCGCGTAATAACGGGCGAGACAATCAGCGCCGAGCTGGCCCTGCTGATGTTGAACCACGCCAATATGCACTTCCGTCAGCTTATGCAAAAGTCGCCAGAGCAGGCGCAACAGTTGGAAGCCCCCATGCAACAACTGGCGGCTTACTTGGGCAAGGTCGTAGCCGAAGCTCAAGCGCAGATGCAACAGGCTCAAGCGCAGATGCAACAGGCTCCGGCGCAACCGGCGCAACCGGCGCAACCGGCGCTGTGACGAATTGTGTGGTGAACCTTTAAGATGCCGATATGCTACAAATTG